ATGTGGTCAACGTCTGATTTTGCGTTATTTAGATCGGTTATGGTGATGGCGGGCATAAATCCTCTTCAATCAATTGATGACGGTGGCTTTGGCCGGGATGGCGGCGTAGTCGGCGGCGTAGTAGTCGGCGCTGTAGTTGATGGCGCGGATCTGCACGTACTGCGGGTCAGAAATGTCAATCTCTTGCACCAGCCACGCCTGCGCGGCTCTGGCGCTGTCGGCACCGAAGCTGTAGATGGTGCGGATGCCAGCTTCACCGGGCCGGGTCACCAGCGCCTCGGTTGGCAGGCTTTGCAGAATGACCCGGTTGGGCGCGCTGCCGGCCGTAGCGGCAATGCTTTGGAGCGAGCCGTCGCGGCGCATCAAGACGATGCTGTGCGGCTGAGCAGGTATGAAGGCCACATCGCGGCTGAGCGTCAGTTCCAGCCCACTCTGGCCGACAACTTCGCCGTCGTAGCTCTTAAAGCGGGTGTTGTCAACCACATCGATACGGGCGTTCGGCAGCAGGCTGCGGGCGTCTAGCGTAGTGGTGGTCTCCAGCGTCAGGCGCTGGGCCATCAGGCGGGCCTGCTCGCGGCTGGCGCGCAGCCAGGCTTGCTGGTAGCTGCGGATCCCTGCGATCTCGAACTTTTTGAGCTTCGTATAGTCGCCGTTTAGCGGCAGTGTGATGGTCTCGCTCTGCTCAGTGTCTGGGTCCACATAGGTGAATTCGACGCCGTCAAATTGCGAGTCGCTGGCAAACTTGCGGTTGATGGTTTCGCTGTTGGGCTTTTTGTTGCGGTGCGTGAACAGGGCCGTGCTGGCGGTCTGCAGCTGATCCAGTGCGAGGCGGATCTTGCCGTTTTGCCGGTAGGCCACGCAAAACCCTGCATTGGCGATCAGCACCAGCGTTTCCTCGAAGCTGGTGTTGTCCGAATCGAAGGTGTAGTTGAACTGGCCGCAGGCGGCGTTCCACGCGTCAAGCTGCTGCTGCACGCCCCAGATCTGGGCCATGTCGATCTCGGTGGCCAGGTCGCGTGCGCCGATCTTCGGGTCGATAGCCACGGCGGCGATGATGTCCACCAGCTTCGACGTGGGTGCAATGCTGCCGCTGACCAGCTGCCCGGCGGCGTTGAAAGCGCCGCTGAAGCTGCTGCCGTTGTAGATTGGCAGCTTGCGGCTGGCGATGCAGTTGAGTTGGCGCGACTTGACTGCGGTGGCTCGCGCCGTGGCCTGGGTGATGGTGTGGATGGTGGTCTTGTTGCCAAACTGCGTGATGGCGACCGGCGATACGCTGTACAGGTCGGCCCACTTGATCTCGTCCTGAATCGTGCCGGCGAAGGTGTAGTCGTAGTCGCTGGTGCGGCGCATGCGCACCCGGGCCGGGCCGGTCCAGGCGGTGACGGCCTCAATCGTGTCGGCGCGCTCGGCCGTGACCAGGCCGTTCAGGGAAGAATTGACGGTTTCGACCACGCCCAGCGGCACCAGCAGCGCTGACAGCTGCTCGATCTCGACCGCGAAGTTGACGCCGGTGAGTGACTTGCCGCCGCTGTCACGAAACATGCCATTCGGCGCGATGACGTTGCACCAGACTTGGGTACGGTCGGCGTCGGGCAGCGTGACCCAGTCGGTGTAGTTAGTCTTATTGCCGATTTGCAGGGTGGATGGATACCAATAATCAAACACAGTCCCAGGCAGATCCCTGCCAATATCCACAGGCCATGACGCGCCGGTTACTGTAATTGACCCGTCGCTGACAGCGGAAATGGTGTAACTACCACTGTAGTTGTACCTGGTGGTGGAAGTTACATGCCAGTGATCAGCAAATTCTTGAGCCACGATAGAGTGGTCGATGTCGTGCCACTCTCCCACCTCAACAAGATAGTCAAGCATGACGATGGTCAGCGTGTCGCCTACCGATGCGATAGCGTTGAAATTCGGCCGACCGAATTCTTGAGTAATACTTCCGCCCGATCTGAATATGTAGCGAGCACTGGCCGGAAGCTGCACTTGGTTTAACGCCTTCAGCGTGATGCCGTCCACCTCAATCGCCCGGCTGGCGGTCAGCACGTCATCAATGATCGCGGGGCCGACCTGCAGCACCGGGGCGTGGCCGGAGTTCGGGCTGGTAAAAGGGTCATACACCGAGGCGCTGGCGCCGTCGATGTCGGCAATCAGCGTGTCGCCGTCGCGCAGTTCGGTCAGGCTGTGGTAACCACGGCCGACGCAGTAGTAGCCGTATTCGAACTTTTCGTGGTTGATGTACTTGATGTACGGCGGCATCATCAAGGTGGGGATGGCCTTGACGGTGCCGTAGATGTCTTCGACGCGTTCGAGCAGCCGCACCTTGTTTTCGCGGCTGCCCAGCGCGTTGTTCGGGCTGGCCTGGGTGCGGTTGACACCGGCGCCCGGCATCTCGGGCTTGGGCATCAGAACGACAACAGCGACCGATAGCACCACGACCGCAATGATGGCCCAGGTGAATGGGTCAAATCCGGCCGGGCTTTGCAGCACGGTGTACTCATCAGCATCACCGGCCAGCAGCGACGGCAGGTCATGGGTGATCTCGTTCTCTAGACATGGCTCGCCGGCGAAAACCTGCACTCGCACCGCGGGCGTGGGGCCGTAGTGGTCCAGCAACCACTTGGCCAGGCTGTGCGCTTCGAATTCCTGCGGCGCGACCGGGGCCAGCGGGTGGGCGTAAAGGCGGATCCGCGTCATGCGCTTGCCTTGGCCCAAAATTCGACCAGCTCAAAGCGGTCCTGCACCGTGGCGATCTCTTCATACAGCGTGGCGCCCGGCATGGCGTGCAGCACTTTGCCGGCCAGGTAGATGCCGCAGTGGTGGATGCCGATGCGCCCGGTCTTGCCCAGCAGCACGATGCACATGTCGACCGGCGCGGCCACCTGGGCGTAGCCGTGCGGGTCTTTGTGCAGGGCAATGCGGAAGGCGCTGGCCATTTCGCGCACCGATCGGTTGATGGTCTTGTAGCCGACGGCCACGGCGCCCAGTTCGTTGGCGCAGACATCGGCTACCAGTTCCCAGCAGGGCTGCGGGCCGTAGGTTTTGGCGAGGTAGTCGTTGACGTTCACAGGAAGCCTCTCAGCATGGGCACGGCGCGTGGGCTGTACAGCTCGCCGGTGCGGGTGATGTTCAGGCGCGGCGACACGGCGCTGATGCTGGCCGCGCCTTTGGCCCAGGTCACGCCTTCGGCCTGCAGCACGGCGGTGGCCTGCGGCTCGGTCAGGTCGTCGGACAGGTATTCGCGGTAGACGATGCGGATGAATTCCCGCGTGGCGATCGGGATCCGGTCGAGCTGCTCGCGGAAGGTGTCCATTGCGTCGACCAGATCCAGCCGGATGTCGAAGGTCTGGTCCAGGTGGCCCGGGCTGCCAGCGAGCTTGATTTCCATGTTGCAAGGGGCCATGGTCAACGGCTGGCCGTCAGCGTAAGCGGTGCCGACATAGGGTTCGCGCCACAGGTAGAAGGTCTGCGACATGGCCGAATGGCTGATCTGCAGCGTCTGGATCGGCCAGACGTTCTGCGGCGCGCTGGCCAGAAAGGTGCGCAGGCGGGTTTCAAGGTCGAGGCTCATGCAAGAACTCGCGTGTCTGCGGTAGCCAAGCGGGCAATGCGGGCCAGCAGGGCCGGGGTCTCAGCACCGTAAAGGGCGTAAAAGTCGATCAGTGAGGATGCTTCTGCAGCCGTCATGCCATAGACTTGGTTCTCAGCCTCAACCACCAGCGACACCACCCACATGATGCCGCCCGTGCGCGCTGCGCTGTAGCTGCCCGGCAGGATATTGACGCTGTGCGGTGATATGCCGTACCCGCTGTCGAGTGGCATATCAAAGGCAATCGAGCCTTTATTGATGATGCGGTGGTAAAAAACGCTCCATATCTTGAATTGCTGCGCGTCGAGGATCAGCGTGACCTGAAAACGCTGCGGCGCCCGGTCCCAGTCCAGCGCATAGCGCGAAACGCCGCCAGCCACATCCGAGCGCATAACGCCGCCCGGTTCGTCCATGCCATAACCGCTGACCACAGGCTTGATACCGTACAGATTGAACAGGCCGGCCATGTCGGTTGCGGCACTCTCGCTTAGCGTGTAAACCTGATTTTCAGCCTCGACTACTAGCGAGACCGACCACATCACGCCCCCCGTAAGCGCGGCTGAGTAGGAGCCGGGCACGATATTGACCGAGTGCGCCGAAACGCCAGACCCGCTATCAATCGGCATGTCAAAGGCAATGGCGCCCTTTTTGATGGTGTGGTGGTAGAAGGCTGACCACACCGAGAACTGCATGGAATCCAGCAAAAACGACACGCTAAAGCGCTGCATTCCCCGGTCCCAGTCGAGCGCATAGCGCGCTGCGCCGCCAGCTACCTCGGTGCGCAGCACGCCGCCAGGCTCGCCAAAGGAGTAATCGGCGACGAGCGGTTTTAGGCCATTGGGCAATGCAGCCATTTATCGGCTCCTGGCCAAAGAATAGTTGCGGCCCATGGCCCGGGAGGTGCGGCTGTTCGGGTCGCTCATCTGCGCGGCAGTGGCGGCCACGGCCTCTTCGATGATCAGCGCCCGGTCGCCGTTGCTCATGCGCTGCTCGGTCACTTTGCCGATCTTTGCGCTGGTGTTGTTAACGATGGTGATGGCGCCCGACTTGGCTGCGCCGTCAGCCGCGCCGCCGTTTTTGGCAAGGTCGCGTATGACGTTGGCTTGCGCACGCGGCAAGATCATTTCTTTGGCGTGCGTCTGAACCATGGGGTTGACACCCTCTGGAATGTCGTACCCGCCTTCGGCGCTGGCTTCGGCAATGGCAAGTCCAGCGGTTAACCCGGCGCTGGCGTAACCCATCGCCTTGATAAAGCCTGACAGCGGCAGGCCGGCCACTGGACCCAACCCGAGAGGCGGCAAAGCCAGCGCTGCCGCTGCTGCCACATTGGTGCTCAGGATAATCTGCGCAACCGCCAGGCCTTTGCTGGCAATAAAGGCAATTTTTCCCAGCGCCGTCTGCTCTTGCCCGGCCTGCTTGAGCAGGTTGTACAACTGGTCGGTCGATTGCGTGACGGCGCCCAGCATCATCTGGTCGCTCTGCGCCTTGATAGAAAACATCGCGTCTTCGTGCCGCCGCTTTTCGTCTTCAATCAGCAAATTTACCGATGCCTCACCCTCCAGCCGTGACGCGTTGTAGACGTTTAGTTCTTCCAGTCGTTTGGCATACGCCTCGGTTTCAAGCTGCTCCTGCGACAGCAGCGACTGGCGAATGCTCTCAACACTGGCAATATTGCGGTTCTCGGCGGCCTTCTGCGCGTCTTCAAAAAACTTGTCAACTTCGGTGTTGCGCTTGGTGGACGACGCGGCGCTCTGGATGGTGTTGACCTCGACGCCGGCAGTGTTGGATGCCTTGACGGTCGCCAGCTTGGCTTTGGCTTCGGAAATCTTCCTGTCGTTTTCAAGCCGGTCCTTGCCGATGAGCTTTTCCCGCTCCATGCGGGCGATCTGCTCGGTCAGGTCTTGCTCCTGCGCGGCGGCGTTGAGATTGAGGAAGCCCAACTTGGATGCGTAATAGTCCTGCTCATCGACCAGCCCGGCGGCGTGCATGGCCTGCATGATCTTCTCGGAATCGCTGTAGCTGGCGATCAGTGAACCATAGACGTTCTTGATGTTTTCAAGATCGAGGCCCAGGCGTGCCTTGGCTTCTGCGCTGGCCGCATCTTTGGCCTTGGGGTCTGGGCCGTTGAAATTCAGGTCTTTTTTACTGAACCATGAATCCATTTCGCCAGACTTCATGCCACCGAATGACGTTTTAGCCGCCGCGTCACGTAGGCGCTTTTCCACCTTGTCGGCCAGCCCGAGGGAAAAGCTGATGCCGTCGTTAAAGTCTTGCGAGGCCCGGCCAATCGCGGCCGACCCTGCGAAGTCCAGCCGGGCCAGCGCATCCGCCTGGGCCGCTGCTGCGCCGATGTTGTTGCCGAGGTAATTAAAGGTCTGGCCAACTCTGAAGGCCAGATCGGCCAGCGTCGCCAGCCCGGTGGCCGCGCTGGCTGCAAAATCAGCAATCGCGTTGTCGGACGTGAGCGTTGAAACGCCGTTTTCAACCGCCAGCATTTCTTTGGCGACATCGATCAGGGCTTCGGTAAATGCGTTGTATGCGCCCACCATCTGGACAGCGATGGCCTGCGCGTGCAAGCCCAGCTCGGTGCGCAGTTTGGCCTGCTTGTCGGCGTAGGCGTCGGCCTGGTCGATCTGGGTTTGCGTCAGGATGACCTGGCGCCCGCCCTCTTGGCCCAGCTCTTTCAGGAAGGGCAACAGGTCAGCGCCCGACTTGCCAAACAGCGCCATGGCCACGGCGGTTTTTTGGGCGCCATCTTCAAAGCCATTTAGCGCCTTGGCCACCGCTTCCATCTGGTCAGCCGGTTTGAGCGCCTTGAAGTCTTTGATGCTCAGCCCAAGCGCCGCAATGGCCGAGCCGGCCGCCTTGGATTCGTCGTCAACCCCGGTCAAACCCTTGGTCAGCTTGGCTGATGCGCTGACAATCGTGTCCATGCCAGTGCCGGCCGTGCCCGCCGCGACCGCTAGCGAGGCGATGTTTTCAGCGGTGTCGCCGGTCTTTTCGGCCATGTCCTGAAAGTCGCCGGCCTTTTTGGTCAGCTGGTCGAACGCGACAGCAGCCGCGATCAGGGAGGTGGCGGCGACCGCGCCGACCGCGAGCAAACCCTTTTTGATGATGTCGCCAGCGGCCACGCCTTTCCTGTAACCGTCGACCATCGCCAGCGATGTTTTGGCGGCGTCCAGCTGCGCCGCAGAGGCGCCGCGCACCGCCAGCTCGTAGAGCTTGGTAGCGCTGGCGGACTTACCCTGAGTTTCAGCCGCAATCTGCATCTTTTGCAGGCTGCGCTGGATGCTGTTAAAAGCCGGGGCGGTGTCGTCCTTGGCCCCTATCGAGATGCTGGCGCGTGTTTCTGCCATGGCTTATTTCTTGGCCTGGTGCATGACTTGCAGGGCGGCGTCTTCCATTTGGCGCAGGTCTTCAAAGACAGTGCCCCAACTGGCGCGGGGAACGCCGCTCATGCGCATGACCACCGGCAATGCGTTGTAGTCCAGGCCGGTCGGGCCTGACATGCCGCATCTCCACTGGGTTGACATTGAAATAAACATATTCACGGCCTGCAGGTTGTCGGGCCAGACGTCCACCGCCGGCCCACTGGCTTCTTCCATCGTCAAACCAAACGCCGCCGCCTCCGCTGCGGTAGGCCCTGGCGCGTACAGCGCGCAGGCGGCGGCCTTTAGTTTTTTGCTTTAGCCTTGGTCAACTCGCCCAGGTATTCCCGGTAAATCTCCAGCGGCGCGGCAATGTAGTTCTGGCACATCGTTTCGATGTTTTCAGCATTGAAAGCGTCGTCCAGATCCCAACCGGTCGCCATCCCGAGTATTGAATCGGCGTCTGACTTGTCAGCGCGCGAGGCGATGAATTCATCGACCTCAGCCTTGGTGCGGTGCTTGCACACCAGCTTGATCTGCGCCGACTCACCGCCGGCCACCGGGATCGTGACAGTGAGCGGGAAGGTCGGGCTGACTGCCAGTTTGAGCTTGGCCATGATCAGCTGATGTAGCGCACAGGCTCGGCAAGCAGCGACAGCGTGACTTCGACGGCCATGATTTCGTTGACCGTCAGGGATGGCGTCTTGTTCAAGGAGATATACGCGTTGTAGAGCAGCACCGCGCCCGATGGCAGGGTGATACGCACAGCGCGCGGCAAGCGGTCATCGTTGGCGGTCGATGCCAGGATGTAGCCGGCCAGCGTCGGGTCATCAGCGACCGAGAACGACAGGCCCGCGGCGCTCTTGACAGTCGGGATGCGTTTTTGGGCGTCACCTTCGAGCAACTGGTACTCCAAAAACTGCTGCTCGCCGCCCGAGCTTGAGCTGGTCAGGATCTGGCTCAACTGCGTCCAGCCGCTGACCTTGCGAGCTGTGCCCAGGCCGCCAGCCGCCGGGTAAATGGTCGTCAGACTGGTGTCGATGCCTTCGAGTGCAAAGCCGCTGCCGGACGCAGACGCCAGTCGCACAACTTTGCCGGTCAGGCGCGACCAGGCCGACGTGACTTCAACGTAGTCGCCGGTCGAGAAAGTGTTGGTGACCAGCACTGCAGACGGCGCGGCGTTGCTGATGCTGGTAAACGTGGCGGTCGGCGCGGTGTAGCCGCTGGCGATGGCGACCAGCGCGCCGTTGGGGAGGGAGATAGCCATGGCAAATGCCTTTCAATAAATGTTTACAAAATCACATCAGGAGCGGCTGGGCTGACCTGGTAGGCGATGCGCCAGGTCTGCTGGCGGCAAGCCAGCAGGCGGTCACCTTCACCGGTCATCACCAGTCGGCTTTCAGTCATGCGGCGGCCAAACTTGGCCAGCAGCCGCAGCGCGGCATTCGGGTAGATCAGCTTTTCAGCGGCCAGCCCGAAGGCGCGGGAATCAGCGGCGGCGGTGCTGCTGGCGACCAGCACGCAGTTGATGACCACGTTCAGCTCGCGCCGCTCAGTGCCGTCAAGCATCACCGTGTCCACCTGTTCGCCGTTGTCGCCCTCTTCAATCAGAATGGCTGGCAGCTCGTTGGCCTGCAGCGGGTCCACGCGGTCAACAAACACCCGCCCGGCGGCTGCCGTGGCGCCTGCAATCAGCAGGGCCTGCAGCGCGTCGAGGATCTGTTGCTGGGCGTGGGCCATGGGGTTACTGCCTTAGGTCCGCAAGCGCAGCAGCGTCACGCCGGTGCCGTCAGGCATCGGCTCGACCACTTTGTAAGTGACGCCGCCGACCACCAGCGCTGCCCCGGCCACGTCGGCTGGAACACTGCTGCTGGCCAACGTGAACACCGGGCCGCTGCCGGCCACCGAACCGCCGACATCGAGGTCGACGTACTCTTTGTCGAAGATGCCGCGCACCGGCAACCCCGCCAGGGTCGCATCGGATGCGAACTCGGCGGCGTTGAAGAACGGGGTCATGTCTTCGGCAAAGGGCATGGCGGCGGCGTGTGGCTTAGACCGTCAGGGCGTCGACCATCGTGGCGAAGGATTCGGCATTGCGAACCGCCACATCGACGTCCTGCAAGGCCACCACGCGCACGGTGCCGGCCGTGCTGCCGGTGTATGGGTCAACCATGATGTCAAGCGAACCCCAGAGACCGATCATCAAATCAGCAAAGTTGCCGAAGATGATGGCCGAGCAGGTGGCGCCGCTGGTGCCTTTGACCAAGTTGGACGGCACGCCGTTGGTGATGCCGACTTTGTAGCCGTTGATCGGCTGGGCGCCTGCTTCATAGACGGGCATGCCGTTGGTGCTGGCGAATTTCTGCGTCGATTTGAGCTTGCCCCTCACCTTGACGTTGGTCAGGTAACCCAGCGCGCCGACATCGGCATTGCCGACGGACACAGCGGTTTCGAGATCAATCATGTTCTGCCACGTCGGTGCCAGGCCGTTGGTGCCGCCGATGACGGATGGGGTGATCAGCGTCAGCAGGCCCGATGGCTGATTCGAAGCACCGCTGCCGTTGATGGCGGCCTGCTGGATTGCGAGACCGAGCACTGCGGACAGATCCTGATTGACCATCTGCTCGACGTCGATGCTGGACTGCAGCGTCAAGCGGCGGGAGATGTCGGTGTAAGCGCCGACAGTTTTTGGCGACATCGTCACCTGGCCAACGGTTTGCTGGCTTTCGGTCGGTGCGCCATTTTCTGCGACCCAGTAGGCTGTGGCCGCGCCGGTCTGGCGGGGGATGGCGATCTGCCCGACCAGGCCGGTCAGCATGCGGGCGCCCATGGCGTCGATGGCCATGGCGTTGCGCAGCATGTCGATAAAGCTGCCAGACAGCAGATCTGTAGCCACCAGGTTACCGCCGGCGGTGGCGGTGCCAGCCAGCAAGTCCCGTTTCTGCACATCCGTCGGCATGAAGAAGCCGCGTGCTGCCTTGCCCATTTTTTGGGCGACGGCGTTGGAAGCCTCGAACTCAAAGCCGGCAGCGCGCTGGGCAGCGGCATCACCAGGGTTGGCCAGCGCGTGGATGGCGCGAACAACCGAGAACTGCTTGACCTCTTTTTTGCTCATGCCGATGTCAGACGTCGGCAGCGGCTTGGCGGACATCACGCGGATGGCCTCGCACTGGAACTCTTCGACTGTCTGGCCGGCCTGGATGGCGCGCATGGCCATGTCGGCGCCGCCGGGGATGGTGGCGGCAATTTTGCTGATCTCGGCAGCGTGGTTGCGCTGGGCAACGACTTGGATAACGGGGGCGGCGGCAGGCGCAGCAACGACAGGCTCAGTCATGGATTTTTCCTCGATGGGTGGGGTAACAGATGGGGATCCCAGCGCGCGGCCAATGCCGACGCTGGCGTCAGCGGGGACGCTGACAAGTGAGATTTCATGCGGCTCCCAATCGGTCACGCGATAGGTTTCCTGCCCATCTTTCGTTTCCGTGAGTACCGCTTTATGGATCATGTAGCCGACCGAGACGTTTCGACGGATACCGTCAATCACGTCCTGGAAGACTTCTTCAGCTCGGGCGCTTTTTCCAAAACGCACCACAGCGCGGGCCACCCGGTCCGCACCGATCGAGACAGATTCAACGACTCCGACGACGTCAGTCGTGTCGTGGTCGCACAGCAGATTTGCACCGGTGCGCATGCGGCTCTGGCGCATGGCTGCTATGGTGCAATCCAAAATTTCGACACCCCAGTAGCGCTCGTAGGGCGTCTCGCTGGCAAAGGCGAGTTCGACGGTACGGGCGTCGACATTGATGGCTTCGCGCACGACGGCAAACGAGCGGTCGAGCTTGCCACCCGCTTCAGTCAGGTGGCCGCGCAGGGCATCGGGGATGTGGGCTTTGTTGCTCATGGCGCTATTACGCGACTGGCACAGTGAAATGAATAAGGCGCGGCGTTTCACCTACGCCTACTTTCTTAAGCAAGCCCGTCGCCATCATGCGGCGGACTTGGCGGGGGCAATGGCGCCCGCTTGCACCGCACCTGGCGTGGCCTCGTAAGCGGTCAGCATGACGCCGTAGGTAGCGGCGAGTTTTTGGGCTTCGCTGATAGCTTTTAGCGTGTCTTCAAAGTCGTAGCCCATGGCTGCGCTCAGATCCTGCGGGGCCATCAGGCCAGCGCGGACGGACAGGATTTTGGCTTCCATGTCGGACTTCGGATCCACCCATTCCCAGCGTCTTGCCTGCCATTCGTGCTTAGCGAACTTGGCGAACTTGGCAGCGGGCAAGGCGCTGCCGTTGGGCATGGTGATGGCGCTAGATAGCAGGGCCATTTGCAGCCAGGCCGCGTAGACCGGCTCCATGAAGGCACCGATGAACCATTCCTGATCGGCCATCCAGCGGTCACGCTCTTCCAGCGTGCCGCTGCGGATGCTGGAAAAGCTGACGCCTTCGAGGTTGTTGGCCAGCGAGTGATAAGCCACGCGCCACCCGCTGGCAATGCGCTGCAGCGTGGTCTGGACGAAGGGGCCGAAGTAGGCCTCGGGGTATTTACTTTCATGCGCCTGGAATTCGTAGCCGATGGGCAGCGTGTCATAGACGCCGGGCTGGCTGGCGGCGATCTGCACCGTACCCTCGCCGTCAGACTCGCCAACGCCGATGGCGGGGCCGGGGGCGGCATCTAGGGACTGCTTGAAGAATCCGTAATGATTCGCGCCGTGTTCGGCAGCCAGCAGCGCGGCCAGCTTGAACGCGCCCAAGTGGTGCATAGACAACATACCGGGGGCCATCCACGGGATCCCGCGCATCTGCTCGGCGCGCTCAATCTTGAATTTGTGCAGCACCTCGGACGCGTCAATACGCACGCGGCTGCGGCCGGTGCGCATGCCGTCGTTGGGATGAGCTACAAACAGGTGCAATGCCACCGGGCGGCGGTAGTCATCGACCTCGACGCCCATGATGACGGCGTTGCCGTTGTTGAACCCGTTGTAGCCGGTGTCGATGCGGTCGACGTCGATGACCTGCAGCGCGAAGTTCCAGCGGTTTCTAGCGTCAACGCCGCGCACCATGCGAACGAGGAATTCGCCGTCAGACGGCAGGCTCTCAACGAGGCTTTCGCACAGATCGCGCAGACTCATGTGGCCGGTCACGTCGCACGCCTTCGACCAGTCGGCCCAGGCGGATTCGATGGCGTCATTGGCCAAGCGGTCGGGCTTGCCGGGGGAGTCTTCAACCTTCACCTGCAACCTGATGCCGCCGGGGCCGATGATGTTGTTGCCGACCATGCCGGCGAACTTGCGGGCGTAGTCGTTGTTTTGCCGCAGCTGGCGGCCACGGCTTCGCAGGCGGTTCAGGTCGCTTGCCAATTCCTGGTTGATGCTGGCTTCGGTGGCGTGCCAGTCGGCGGTCAGGCGGTCGACGCGGGCGCCTTCAAAGCGGCGCACCTGGCGCGTGGGCGGCGTTCCAGCCAGCCAGCGGGCGGCGCGCTGCACAAAGCCGGGGGCCTTCATGCGCCGAACCTGACAAAAATGCGGCCGGGGTGGCCCAGACCCTTGGCGATCTGTGCGGCCCGGTCTTCGCCAGCCACATCGTGCCGGTAGCGGTCACGCAGCTGCAGCAACTCGCTGACGGGAATGTATTTCATCTGGCGCCCTGCAATTTGGTATTCGGCAACGGAGCTGCTGGCGCGGCCTTCGAGCGTGGCTTCGATGGCTTCCAGCGTGCGGCGGGCCGGGCTGCGGGCATCGACGGCGGCGCCGAAGGTAGGGCTGATGGACAGCCGGCCGCTGGCGACGGTGAAGACTTCGCCGGCCTTGCTGACGCTGCCCCGGTACTCATAGCCACCCGGCGCATAGCCAGCGGTGATGGCGGCGGCGACCGTGACGAGGAAGTCGTCACCCTGCGCGGCAGCGGTAAAGGTGTAGCGCTGCGCGGCGCTGACCAGCGTGTAGGCCAGCACCCAGCCGGCGCTGGCGGGGTAGTCGGCTAGCGACTTGAGCCAGCGGGCAGTGTCGCCGGCGAGGATCAGCGCTGGCTCTGTGGTCGGGATTGGTGCGGTCACACGGCGGGCCTTGCAGCAGTTGAAGGGGGAAAATTCGCCCTACTGTGCGGCCCGGTGGGTGAAATCTATAAGGCGCGGGGTTTCACCTCATCGAGCAGCCGCTTGACCCAGCGGGCGCCGCCTAGCTCGATGTAAGCCTTGTGCTGCGCTTCGGTCAGGCGCAGCATGGCGGGTTTGGTGGGCTTGGCCTTCGGGCGGCCGGGCTTGCGTTTGGGTTCGGTCATGCGGTTATCAACCGGCACGATGGGAACTCGTGGCAAATGGCGGAGCGCTCTGCAATGCCTTCGACCGAATCCATACGCTTCGCGTTTTCCAGTGCCAGCGAGAAGCCAAAACCATCAAAGTAAACCGTTTTCCCGGCCAAGTTTTTGTTTGTGATGATATAGGTCATGTCGTTTGCTCCGTTGTGTTGTTGCTGTCTTAATTGTATATCAACAATTGCTTTCGTCAATGTCCATCAACAACTTTACAAAGTATTTTTAACCCGGAAAACTCCATCACCTTTGCTTGATGATCTGCAAAATCCGCCGCTGCGTCAGCTGGTAGCGCCGCTCCAGCAGGGCCAGGCGCTCGCCGTTGCGGTAGTCGCGCATGATGGCCTCGTTGCGCACGCTGCGGGTCTCTTCGTCGCGGCGCGCAACGTAAAAGATGCGGGCCTTGTCGCCGGCCCATTCGTGGCGCGTCTCCTTGGCGACCTGCGCGGCCAGCGCAGCACTGAACTGCGGGGCCAGCTCGATCACGCGCCGCAATACGTCGTCGATGATGTCGTCGTTGAATTTTGGTGCTTTTGTGGTCGTGGTTACCATGATCTGGCCGGTGATGCGCGGCGCGCCGGGCGCTGCAGCAGAAGGTTGGGTTTTGTTTTAATTGGGATCGTCTCGCTCTGCTTTGGATAGCTGGTGGCGCTTATTTCGCTTGGGCTGGCGGGTGTTTTGGCCGCAAAAAGGTCGGCATTGGCCGGCTGCACGGCGTCCTCCAGCCGCTGCCACATCTTTTCGGTGTAGGTGTGCAGGCCGATCTGGTGCGTGCAGAACAGGGCGTAGACGGTGCAGTCCAGCACCTCGTTACGGGCGCGCTTGGTGTTGACCCACTTGTATTCGATGCCCCGGGCGGTGCGCTGGGGGATGCGGCTTTCGGCGGTGAGCTGCTTGTAAAACTCGTCGGGCAAATCCTTGCTGAAGTGCACATAGCCGGGGCCGGGCTGGGTGACCATCAGGCGGCCGTAGATCAAATCCTTGGCGGTGTCGGTGCCGACGTACCACAGGCGCACGCCGCGCTTCAAAATCTTGCCGCGCCAGTTCACGTCCTGAATCGTGGCCTTGCCCTTGATCATCTTGCTGGGCTGCGGATCCCCGCGCACGGCGAAGACGCGCTGGCGCTCACGCAGCCGGCAGTAGTTGTAGGCCTGGTGCGTGAAGTGGCCGCCGGTGTCGACGGCCATGGCCTCGATCTTCAGGGCCTGGCCGCTGGCGTGGTCGAAGATGGTTTCGCGGTATTCGTCGAGCTTGTCCCATTCAGACTCGATGGCCGGGTTGGCAGCGATGACCTTAAAGCCAACAGCCCACATTTCCTCGCCCTTGCCAATGGCCCAGGTGGTCAGTTCGAAGCGGTTGTCCTGCACGTCGCAGCCGGTGACCAGCACCAGCCCGCCGAGCGGCACGGTGCCGAGGCGGTAGTCTTCGGCGCGTTTGGCCAGCGCGTGTTCGTCGGCTTTCTCGACCGTTTCTTCCCAGTAGTCGCCCAGCGTCTCGTTCACAAAGCCTTCGAGCGGCCCAGTCTCACCCGCCTTTGCCTTGGTGCTGGCTTCGATGAACTCACGCACGATGTCGGCCCAGGCGCGCTGCGGGCTGTAGGCGGTCCAGACAATGAAGGCCACATGGCGCGGCGGCGTGACACCCTCGCCGGTCTCATTGCGCCAGGCGCGGTCGTGCCCGTACCTGTACCGGCCGCACTCGCTGACCCATTCGGCCCCCTGCTCCCAGATCCGCAGGTAATCGGCCTGGGTGATGGCGCCCCGGCAGTGCGGGCACAGGTGGCGCACGCTGTCAAAGTCAGCGCCATCCCACTTGAAGCCATGCTCGACCTTCTTGCCGCCCCAGATCAGCGGGTGGTCGGCCTGGCAGTGCGGGCAGGTGATGTGGTAGCGCAGCCGGGCATCGGCGTGTTCTTCGCGGAATTCGATGTGGCTCAGGCTCTTGACGCGGGGCGTGCTGCCGGCGATCAGCTTGGGGAACGGTGCGCCTTCCAGCCGGCCCCGGGCCAGCGTGATCGGGTCGGATGATTTTTCAATCTTCTGGTCGAAGCCGTCAGCCTCGTCCAGCATGGCCACGGCCACCGTGATGCGCCGGTAGGCCCGCGCCGCCTTGCCGCCCAGCATGTGCAGCACCGAGCCGAGAAAGCTTTTCAGCTTCATCGTGTCTTCTTTGCCCGTCAGCAGCACCGGGCGCAGCGCGGCCACGTCGCGCAGCATGGGGTCGACCTCGCTCTTGACAAAGCTGTCGCGGTCGTCGTCGGTCGGCTGCCACAGCGCCTGCTTGCGCCGGCGGTGCACCGCGTTGTAGGCGATGAAGGCCAGCAGGGTTTTGGTGTAGCCGACACGCTTGGACTTGCGCACCGTGACTTCCTCGATGTCGTCATTGCTGAAGGCATCCATCCAGCCGCGCTGAAACGGGTAGGCCGTCCACCGCCCCTGCGTGTGGCTGGCCTCGGCAGACAGAAAAAAGAACTCATCCGCCCAAACGCTGAGCGCCATCGGCGGCACCGCCAGCAGCGGCGCCATGCCACTGGTGACGGCGGCCAGGATGGCGCGCAGGGTTGGGGAGGGGGGGAGGCTCATGCTTCGACCACCTCATCCGCATCGTCATGGTGTTCAGCCTGAGACTTGGTCGACACCAGCGCCTCGGTCGCCCTCACCCACTCATTACGGGCGCCGGCCAGCGCCGTCATCACCTGTTCGCGTGCGGCGTCGGGCAGCTCGGGGCAGTTCTTTTTGAGCAGGCCGGGCAGCTGGTCAAAGCGCTCGACAATCGACTGGCTGGCGGTGGCCAGCACTTCGGCCAGCACGCTGATCGGCGCGAACTCGCCGCGCAGAACGGCGTTTTTAATCTCGATGCCCATGCGCTGCTCACGCGCCAGCGCGGCCCGCTCTTGCACCAGGTCCAGCCCGCCGACTTCTGCTGAGCCGCGTCCCGCTGCCACCTCGCGCAGGTGGCGGATGTAGGTGACGCGCACCTTAGACAAAGGCACCTCTTTATGGTCCAAGTCCAAAAGCGAAAGCACATCGCGCAGGTTGCGGTCGCTCATATCAAGGTGCTCCGATACCTCGGCCTGCGTCGGTGCACGCTCGCGCCGGTCCGGCTCCTTGTGCAGGTGGCCAATGTAGTCCTTGATCAGCTGCGCGGGAATGTACTTACCAGGCGCGGCACGCCGCACCACGCCGGCGCCCGCCAGACGCGTCAAGACATCAGGCGAGATCTGCAGCAGGCCGGCGGCCGCGTCATGGCTGATGTGATTAGTCGGTGCGTTCATGCTTCGACGGCAACACCCACACGCTCAGACTCGACCGCCTCGAACGACAACCCGCTCGACTCAAGCACCGCGCCCTTGGCCGCATAGTCCTGCCAGCGCCGAACGATAACGTCGCAGTACTTCGGATCCAGCTCCATCAGGCGCGCTATGCGGCCAGTTTTCTGGCAAGCGATCAGCGTGGTGCCGCTGCCGCCAAAGCTGTCAGCCACCACATCGCCCAGTGCGGAGCTGTTGAGCACCTGGCGCTCAAACAGCGCAACGGGCTTCATGGTGGGGTGCTCGCCGTTTCGCCGCGGCTTGGCCTCATTGATCACGCTCGAAACAACCTCCTCGACCAGAGCGTCCGCATTAATCAGCAGGATCTTGCCGCCCACTGTGATCTGCATGCGGCCATCATCGGCAACCGAAAAAGGCGAAGGCGCCGGCAAGTCGCGCACGGTTGTCAGCTTGCGGCCGCCGTACCAACTGTGGGCGGCGCCAGGCTTCCATCCGTATAGGCAAGGTTCGTGCTGCCACTGGTGGTCCTGGCGCCCAAGCACCATGCTGTTTTTTCGCCAGATCAAGCACTGGCGCACCGGCCAACCGACATCGCGGCACGCGCCCCGGAAGTTAAAACCTTCAGAATCGGCGTGCCAGATATAGAACACGGCGCCCGGTTTCATCACCGAGTCATCCGCCTTGTACGCGCCCGCCAGGAACTCGCGGAAAGCCGAGTCGGACATGCTGTCGTTCTTGATGGTCAGCTTTTCCTTGGTCCCGCCCTCATAGGCGACGTTGTAGGGGGGGTCGGTCAGCCAAAGGTCGACCTTGCCCTGCGCGAGCGTTCCCATATCGACCAGACTCAAGCTGTCGCCGCACATCAGCCGGTGCCGGCCCATCACCCACACATCACCCAGACGCGAGACAACGCGGTCGGGCGCCGGCACCGGCGGCGCGTCGTCTTCTTCGGTCCAGCCGACCGCGCCCTCTTCGTCGCCCTCTGGATCGTCGCGCAGCAGCAGGTTAAGCTCGGTGTCATCGAAGCCCAGGATGCCGACGTCATAGTCACCCGACATCAGCTCCCGCAGTTCCATGCGCAGGATCTGCTCATCCCACTCGCTACCCTGCGCCAACTTGTTATCGGCAATCACATACGCCCGCTTTTGCTGTGGCGTCAGGCCCAGCTTGCGAATGCAAGGCACCGTCTCGGCGCCCATCATCACCGCGGCACGCAGCCGGCCATGGCCAGCAAGCAGGACGTTGTCCTCGTCGATCAGCAGCGGAATCGTCCAGCCGAACTCACGAATCGACGCCGCAAGGTCGCGCAGCTGGTCCTCGGGGTGCGTGCGGCTGTTGAAGGGATTGGGCGTGATGTGCCCAATGATGATGTGCTCGACGTTCATATTTTTAACCTTGTAGACAAAACCGGAACCCCCTTAGCA